CTATTTTACCTTCAGCAAATCCGAAAACCGCGTAGTGTAGCGCGGCGAAAGCATGTCCCTTTTCATCTGCCACTGCTGCTGTATACCCTGCCCTGCGAAAAACAAAGTCCCTTTGCCGCCTTTGGCATTGAGCTGATCCAGCACTTCCATAAGTTTCTCGCTGTTTCGCCGTGGCGCCGCATCGTCGAACAAATTAAGCTGCGCCACGCCCTGACTGAAGAAATCACCCAGCATCACGCCTGCTTTCTGGTACCGGTGGCCGTCCCGCCAGATATTATCCAGACAGCGCACCGCGGCGGTAATAATGTCACGGGTGTCCTGGGTGGGTGTGAGGAGCTTTACAGACACGCTGTTGCCGTAATACGGCTCGTTGATGGCGAATGGCGAGGTTTTTACAAAAGCGGAAATATAACGGCAGTACTGATGCTCACCACGCAGTTTCTCCGCAGCACGCGCAGCATGACTGCAGATTGCCTGGTGCATCTGCTCGTATTCCGTTACGCGTTCACCGAACGACCGGGAGCAGACAATTTCCTGCTTGGCCGGCGCGAACTCCTCCAGTTCAAGACAGGGTTCGCCGCGCAGCTCCCGCACGGTTCGCTCGAGCACGACGTTAAAATGCTTCCGGATTACCCAGGTCGAGGTGTCAGCCAGCTGGCAGGCGTTGGTGATCCCCATGGCGTTCAGCTTTTTGCTGATGCGCCGCCCCACTCCCCAGACGTCTTCCACGGGCACGATGGACATCAGCCGGCGCTGGCGATCGACATTCGACAAATCGACGACGCCACCGGTCTGCCGCTGCCATTTCTTCGCGGCGTGGTTCGCCAGCTTTGCCAGGGTTTTGGTCTGCGCTATGCCGACTCCCACGGTGAGGTGGGTATTCTGCAAAACAGTGGCCCGGATTTCCTTTCCAAAGTCCTCCAGGTTCCGGCAGTTCCGCACGCCGGTGAGATCGCAAAATGCCTCATCGATGGAATAAATTTCGACGCGGGGGCTCATGATTTCCAGCGTCGTCATCACCCGGTTCGACATATCCGCGTACAGCTCATAGTTGCTGGAGAACGTGGCCACGTTATAGCGCCGGAATAAATCGCGCTGCTTGAAGAACGGCTCACCCATCGTTATGCCAATTTCTTTGGCCTCGGCACTCCTTGCAATAACGCACCCGTCGTTATTCGAGAGAACAACGACGGGCCGCCCCTTTAAATCGGGTCTGAACACCGTTTCGCACGAAGCGTAAAAGCTGTTCACATCGACCAGGGCAAACATCAGTTTGTCGCTTTAACGATGTATGTCACCACCCCGAATACATCCAGCGTGTCCTCGCTGCCCACGAAAATAGGCGAATATGCGCTGTTCATGGGATTAAGCTGAACGGTCGGGCGCAACTGCAGGCGCTTAACGGTGAACTCCCCGCCCACCGCCGCGATCACGATATCCCCGTGTTCCGCTGTCCTGGAACTGTCCACCACCAGCAGATCGCCGTCGCTGATACCCGCTTCAATCATCGAATCCCCCGCCGCCTTCACAAAATATGTTGCGCTGGGGTGCTGGATCATCAGTTCATTCAGATCGATGCGCTGTTCGACATAGTCAGCGGCGGGAGACGGAAACCCGCACTGGACAAGGTCACCGTATAACGGCAGCGCGACAATGCCGCGCAGTTCTGCTGGCGTGTAAAATTCCATAAAAATCGACTCCTGATAGTTATACTGTTTTTATATACAGTAGTTTCAATCATTAAGCCGATCAATATCGGGTTTGGCTATCAATTGAAGCGCCAGGCGTAACGGACTGAATTATTTAGTGATAAGCCCCTCCACTATTTTCTTCAGCTTTTCCATGTCTGATTTAAGTGCTTCAATTTCGAGCTGTTGTGAATTGTTCTCCTCCACCAGCGACTGCAGCACAGCATGATGCACTGCCACCATGGCACCGGAATCGCCTGCCTCAACCGCCAGTACATCATCAATCACTGTTCCGTCATCAAGCTCGCGGGAGCCAGTGTTAAACACGGCGTTCGGGAAATATTTTGCGATATCGTTGGCAATAACCCCGATACCGAAACGACCTTCAGCCCCCCTGTGCTTAAACTTCCATGTGGCCGCCCGGACATTCATCAGGATATCGCGGGGATTTTCGACAGGCCTGATGTCTTCCTTAATGCGCTCATCTGAACCGGAGTTGACCCAGGCGTTTGACGCAATCGCCGTACCCGTCTGGCCGAACGTGAAAACTCCAGTCCCGCCGGTCACGCCCACAACAACCATGCGTATGCTGTGATACGAGGTCGTGTAATGCTGCATCCGGCTGTACGACCCGTCGGGCGCAAATGCCTTCCAGAAATTGTTGTAAAACTCACCCGGATTTGAGACACCGTGCGCTGCGCGAAGGATGATGGCCTCTCCCGCGTCTCCGGAGTTCGTGTAGTTGAGAAAATCGATAACGCCTGTAAAGGCAGCCCCTTTGACGGATGCTGCATCTTTAATGCGGTAATCGTCCCCCGCTGCAACGGTGCCGGCACCAGTGCCAACGTTTTTAGTCGCGGAGTCGCCGAGTTGCAAAGCGGAACGCCCGCCGGCCGGAGTGGTGGCCCCTGTTCCGCCATTCGCAACCGGGATAACGTCGGCACTTGTCCAAATCTGGCGTACAGCAAAAATTCGTGAACCCTTACTGCCTGAAATTCGAACCTGATACCGCCTGAAAAGGCTATTGGTGACATGCGATAACCAGCATTCGGCCGTGACAATAGATCCGTCAACACCGATTACATTGAAACATACAGGCGTCGAGCCCCATCCTGTGGTATCGACTCCTGGTGGGGTATTAGTCATGTTGCTGGCAGCAACTGAGAACTCCTGACCACTGACAAAATCAAACTGGTTCCAGTCCATTCCGGATACGGATGACATGCTCGATACGCCAAGGCCCAAATCATTCAGTACCTTTGCCCCTTGCTGCTCCCAGGAAGACCAGGTGGTCCCGGATAGCGTCCGCTGCCAGGTGCGGTTGATAAACGCAGCACCCGATACGATGGCGGTAAATCTCTGCACCACTGAATTAGTGCTGCTCCGCAACAGCACTTCACAGATGCCTGTCAGCCCGGATGCCACTGGGCCGTTTGTAGCGACACCAGTAATGGACCAGGTGCCGGGGGTAACCAGGGCATTTAAATCACCCTCATAATATCCGGGGCGCGAATTCACACCGACGAGGCTCCAGTCACCCCATGGCCCGTCCACCCCGTTCCATGATGCAGTGAGAGAGCGCACATAAACGTTGCCGTTTCGGACTGTATACCGCTGGGTGCCTCCCCATTGCCCGCCTGCGAACACTTCCAGGAAACCCACAGCATTCGGTTCCGGGAAATTGCTGGCTGGCTGCGCATTATTCGATGTGCCCTGCATCCATATCCCGGCAAGCGCCGCTGTCGGTCCATAGCTGTTCAGATTAGCTGCTGCTGGCAGCGCGCCACGGACCTGCTGTGATGAACCGACCAGCCCTGCCATTTTTGTCCATGACGGACCCGGAACCTTTGTGCCGTCCGGCAGGGTGATGTTGATATCTCCGTCAGCAGAATAAAATGACTGCCAGTTAGCTTTGTCATTATTCATCCCGCGCATTGCAGCAGTCGTCTGCGCAACAAGATCAGCGGTAACCTGATTCATTGTTTTACGTGGTACTGCTGCCCAGGCAGCACCCGTGGTTGTCGGGCCGGTGAAGGGGCTGACAAGCGTGGCCGCTGTATTACTTGTGACGGTATCAACCGGCAGGGTGTACAACACGCCGCCGATGGTCGCGGTAATGAAATCGCCCGGTTTTAAATCCGTGGTGAATAACGTACTGGTACCAACCACCGCCGTTGAATTGTTGGTCAGTTTAAGAGTTCCTGCGGACATAATTTCTCCTGATTACAGGCAATAAAAAACCCGCCGGAGCGGGTTAGTTTAAGCGGTTTGCGCGAATGAGCCGGAGCCGCGCAGTATTAACATGGTCGGCGAAGACAGTGAAGATCCGCCTGCGCCGCCAGGCACCCCCGTGGAGCACGATACATTTATGACTCTTTCAGTGGTGCGGATACTGTGTATGCAGCATGATGTGGTGCTGCCCCCTCCGGGGGATTGCAGATAGAAGGTTCTGGAGCTGCCATTTATGTTGATGACCGCCGTCGCCCCGGCGGATGTGCCGTTCTGACCTGTTACAGTGACATTCATCATGACCACCACTTGTTTCGACAGGTTGAATGTGGCGCTGTCAACATACTGGAAAGATCGCACATAGTTTTGCGGGGCATCATCAAATACCATGCCGTTAGCCACGTCGCCGATAAAGCTGCTGGCTTCCACCGTCCCTGTAAATTTGCCTCCGCTGGCGTATACAGTGCCTCTGAACTCGCCATCAGTCGCATAAACCGTGCCCCTGAAGGAGCCGGATTCGGCATAAACAGTTCCCCTTACGGTTACGCCGGCGAACCACGCAAACCCACTTTTGTTAATATGCCAGCCCACATTTCCGGTGCCATCCCATGTGTTGGACTGGATGTACTGGCCAATTTTGGCATTCGTGATCGTTCCGTCCTGGATGAATCCGGAGCTCAGAAACACCTGACCGTTAACGATGGCAAAAGGCGAGTACATGACGCCGCCCTGCCCCGACAACATCACGAACTGATCGGCATTAATCCCCACGCGGGTTTTTACCGCTGAACCGTCAGCTATGACCGCCACAGACAGCCCGGCGTCGTAGTAGTTGCCGTTGTATTTCACACCCGTTTTTAGGGTGTAAATTGCATTGGCGGTGGTTGCGTCCGCATAGGCAGTCATTTTTTGATTGATGGCGGCCTGTTGATCGCCAAACTTCGTCGCGACCTGCGTCTGGTACTGGGCAAAAGCCTGTTCTGCGCTGGCCTGCGCGCTCTGAATGGTGGTGATGCTGCTGTTAACGCCTTTAAAATCCGCCGCTACTGACAGCCGGTATTCGGCAAACGCCTCATCCGCTGTCGCCTGTGCGGTTTTAACCTCGTTGATTTCCGCAGCAGCATCGCCAAACTGAACGGCCACAAGCTCCTGGAACTGAGCAAACGCTTTTTCCGCATCGGCCTGGGTGATTTTTACCTGCGAGATTTCCGCACGCGCCAGCCCCAGCTGCTCATACTGGATTTGCGCGCCTTCCACCTGCGCCAGTGTGACCTGCATCTGTCCTGCCAGGGTGAAATCAATCTGCTCTGTCAGGCGCTTCCCGTCCTCTGACGTCAGCAGGTCTTTGGCAATATCTTCCAGGTAATCGGCGGCCTGGTCGTTAGCCATACCCCTGATCCAGTCGGTCCAGCCTGATTCATTACCCGTTTTGTCGACCAGCTGAGCGCGGTACCAGAAAATCTGGCCCGCCCGTAAACCCAGCTGGGTGTAATCCATTTGTGGATATGGCACATCCGACAGCAAAAGCGGATCGGCGTGGTCATCACGCGGCGTGTACTGAATTTCCGTTTTCAGCGTGTCTTCGGTATTGGGCGGGAAACCCCAGGTAAGGCGAATGCCCCAGTTAATGCCGGTGGCCGCGAAATTAATCGGCTTTGGCGGGTTACCCACTTTACCCGTCAGCGCTTTCTCCTGAGAGTATCCCCAGCCGCTGGAAATCTCCGCCGCGTTGATGGCGCGGACGCGCACCAGGTAGCGCCCTGCATAAATGCCCGGCACTTCAAACGACGTGGTCGAACTGCGCGGCACGTTCACCCAGTTCCCGTCGTTGCGGCGCCACTGCGCTTCATACGCGATCGCGTTCGGCGCCGGGTTCCAGCTGGCGCGCATCGTTTCGACACTGATGCCCTGATTCACCACGGAGTAAGAGCCTATGGTGATGTTTTCCGGCGCAAACTGGCTGCCCGGCGGGATCACGCTTACCGGACGCTGGTCAATGATGGCGCCGGTATCGATGCGGGCATACTTATCCGGATCGTGAAACGCGCCTGAGATGGTAAATGTGCCGTCGTTGTTGTCGCTGACACTCACCACCCGGTACTGCTGGGCATACAGCTCATCAGACTCCACCACCCAGACACTTTCCGCCTGCGGTATTTCCCCGTAAGCGATACTGACCGTAACGGCCTGACCGTTGATCGCCTGGATTGTTCTGGCCTGTGACGCGCCGGAAGGAAGATTGAGAATAAGGCGATCGCCCGGCCTGGCATCCGGCATGCGGTCGAGGTTGATCACGCGCCCGTTACACCAGACGAAACGATATTCAGGGTGATCACGCAGGTGCTGCCAGATGTGCAGCCAGCGCCGGAAGTAGACATTCATCTTCACGTCCGGGACGCGGTACAGCTCAACGTCAGCCGGGGCCGTCTGCAACTCATCCACCAGCGCGACACGGGTGCACTGCCGAAGTGAAGCTGCCCACCCGGCCAGTATGTCAGGTGAGGCTGCCATTTTCGTACCGCGCTGCGGGTCAGGCTGGCTGGTCAGTAGCGTAGTGATAACCACGTCGCGCTGGCTTCGGTACTCAACGTAACCGGTAAATCCGGCATCACGCCGTTCGTTGTGGATTTTTACGTTACGTTCCACCAGCGCCTGACGGTCTGTCCTCGACACCGAACGCTCCACGGCCTCATGCTCATCGAGAGAATGAATCAGCTTTTCTGAACCGACGACATCAGCGTATGCCCACGTAGTCAGTCCGGTATTATGGATGCGCAGGGCGAGGTCGCTGTGTTCGTACATACCACGACCATAAACGGGATCGAATCCGCCCACCTTCTCGATGGCGCTGCGGTGGTAATAGAGCATCACACCGCGCTGACCGGTGTACGCCACATGCCGATCGTCACGGTAAAGCACCGAAAGGTCATTCAGCTTATTGCGGCCAGCCAGATCGAGGAACTGGTAAGCTAGGTGTGGCTCAGGTGATTCGATGTAGGGAAGATGCCAGTTATCGGCGATAGGCCAGGCATCATCATCCCAAAGAAAAAGATGCTCGCACCCGGCATCCATCAGGGCTGACAGACTGGCGTTCTTCGAAGCAACAATGCCGAGAGATATTTCATGGCGAAGCAGCTGCACGTCATCGGACACTACCGCTGCAGGTTTTGAACCATCATCGATAACGACTACCAGCGCGCCGGTGGGCAGATGCTTCAAGTGCTGGTCAAGCGCTCGTTTCAGTGCGTCAGCGCGGTTGTGCGTGGTGATGGCAATACCAATTCGAGACACCGAAGCGCAGGCAGGCACAAACGGGACACCATCAATAGTGACCTGCATAATTTCTCCACGGGATTTACCGACGTTCTATGGTGACTGTTCCGTGAAGCGTTTGCCGCTTCACCTCGCCGTTCTCTGCCGTCATGTATCCGCGACCATCGGGTACAGCGGCAATCACCTCGCCTTTTTCATCATCTGCAGTAAAGACCTGTTTAACCTCAACACCATCGAGATAAACGGCATATCGCTCCCGCCCGGGGTTAATCTTCCGACCAGGATCATCATCAAGCACGGTTATTCGCATAGATGCTCCAGGTATTAACGGGAGGCTCGATACAGCAATCCACCCGGCTTCAGCGCGTTGCGGATGGTATCAGACAGAGCCTGATCGATACCCCGCCGAAACCTGACTGCATCTGATTCCCGTTCTGCAGACAGTGCATTTAACTGAGCCACCAGCGACTGGAACACTTTACTTTTACACACGGCATCAATAACGGCTTGGCGCATATCATCAGATAGACGGTATTTGGTATCACTGCTGCCAACAGCATACTTAGCAGAAATTACGTTAGGGCCGGGGAAGCCGCCAAAAGGAAGAGGCTCGCCATGAAACTTGTATGCAGTGGTCTTTAGCGATACAGGATCGTGCTCATCAGCTACTTTCATCAGGCGGTCGTCTGACTTGCCTGCGAGTTGCCCGGACACGATTACGGTGCCTATTTTGACGTTGTAAATGGCGCAGCCCTGAATATAAGCATCGTTGATAAAGTTCTGGCTTACCCGTTCAGCGTCGACCTGTAATGAATCAGGCTCACCAACAATATGCGCCTCTCCTGATTTATTGAGGTGCCAGCCATCACCTGATGCAATTACCTCTTCTGACTTCAGGCGTACTCGGCTGGTGCCATTTCGGATACCGTAACGGTCCACCGTTTCTACCACCAGCTGGTAACCCTCTGGCTTGATAACTGTGACCGAATGGTCATAACCACTTGTCGTCATTCCTGCGAAGTCGCGACGACCAACAAGCAACCTTTCATTCCCTTTAACGGCAATTACATGTGCAGTGATGTGCTCGCCTGACATAGATGTTGAACCATCGTTACTATGAGACGGCATGCCTAATGCCGGAACGCTGAGGACGATTTTCGTCATACGGAAAGTATTGCTCATTTGTCGTTTCCTTTTAGGCGTGAGCCTGTCGCACGGCAAAGCCGCCGAAAGTTAACGGCTTGCCCAGGCTCACAGCTGAAAGACTTTCTTTGATGTGCGCGTACGAGGCGCATAAAAAAACCAGCATAAGCTGGTGGTTTGTTTTACCTGATATGGGAGTTAATCAAAGCTCACCCTGTTGATGAGATATTTCCCATACAAGATATTTACGGTGAATTTAAATTAGTAGCGTAACGAAAATGCATTTGCATGCTCTAAGCAACAGACTGGATTTCATGTTGCTTAGAGTTTTTTCTTTTAATCACTGCTATTCTGCATCGTATTCTGTAACAGCCTTCTACAAAACCTATAACTGGTACGCCGCCAGTTTCAGATAGGCGGCAAGCGCCTTTGCGGACGAAACATAACTGACTGATGCAACATGGACTGCAGTCACTTTCCCGTTAGGTAACGTAAAAATTGCAATCCTGACAGGAAGCTTCAATACATTACCCTTCGCACATACATATGTCATCCACTCTGTACCGGCAGGCAGTTGAGTCAGCTCGACTGGTTTTTTTCCTATAAAAAGTATAACGTTCACCATGATTGTTCTCCCTGTATGCCGCGCGAACAGCTTATATGAAACCAGCTGATCGCACCCTGTACAAACGAAACATGGTAAAGATTAGGCTAAAAATTTAAATTTGTTCCGGCAGATCCACACCTGTCTGTCTGGTTCAGAGCGCGAAGTGGCAGGTTCCGCCAGGATAACTCCTCAACTTAACTTACTGACTTGCAACGTTTACAACAGGAGCCATACTGATAATGCCTGCCGAACCGGGAAGCCATCTCCGTGGCTGCCCTTGTTCTTTGAGAAGATGATGTGTTTGCACTATCTCCTTCGCCTCCTGTTGGAGGCTTTTTTTTATATTTTTTTGCTGCGTTGATGTTGTGAGGCACCAGCCAGCCTTTGCATAAACTGCACTGCTGACCGTAAATAACCCGACCGGGTGCTTCCTTTAAAGTATTTCTTGCAGGCTGGTGTAATAAGGATATATAGCCCGAACCCAAAACCAGTAAGGCATGTAATATGAAACACTTAATCGCTGATTTAATCGAAAAGATTGCTGATCAGGAAGCATCCAAAAAAGAATCCCTTGCCCGGCTGGATGCCCTGAAAATTGTTGTCACGGCTTTGTTCGCTAAGCTTGACTCGCAAACAAAAGATGCCATTCGGGAACACATCACCGATGCCTTTGAGAAATTAGCTGAGGAAAATTCATCAGACCTGGCCGATCTGGAACGACTGAAAGAAGCCACATCTGACTTACTGAGCCGAAAAATAGTTCTGCCGTCGTTCCCTGCCGAAACGGTGAGCTCACGGGATTCCCGCTGATAAAGCACGGTAAACTCTTTTTTAATTCAGACACTGCGCCCTGATGTAATCCTGCAAATACTTCAGGGCTTTCTGGTCGCGGATGATTCCGGATCGGATACTGAGAACGTTTCGTCCAGCAACGTCAGCGAGTTCGACGGTTCCTGCATCGCCCACGCCGCCGGTGGAGGTGGTGTAGTCTTGGGCGGGACACTTTCCTTTAACGCGCACCCGGCCACCATTATCGAGACGCTTACGCAGAGCATCATTTTCACCATTCGCATCGGCAAGCTCCTTTGTGTATTTCGCATCGAGTGCCGCGACATCGCGCTGGCGTACCTGCATGTCGGTGATGGTGGCGTTCGCCAGACTGAGCGCCTGCGTTTTCTCGTCACGCTGTTTTTTGTACTCAATGGCGTTATCCCGGTACCGGTTGACCAGAAAGGCCAGCGCTCCAGTCAGCATCAGCACCACCAGCGAAAGCCAGTATTTACGCAGGAGGTTTTCAATCATAACAAAGCCGCTCGCGCCCGGTTATATCGCTGTCGGCGGTCTTCAATGCCGTTCTGACCACCATTAATAATCTGCGTGACGCGGGCCAGGTCGCCGGAGTAAAGCAAACAACCGCTGGTGGCGTAGAACCATGCCGCCGAGCGTGCCGCATTAAGGTCCTGCTCCAGCAGTTCCGGACTGGTGACCAGGTCGAGTTTCAGCGCGGCGCCACAGCGACGGTAATTATCCTGACCGGTGATCTGAATCAGGCCGCGTCCTCGATATTTCCAGCCATCACCCGGCGCTTTATTGCCGAGGCGTTTGCTGTAAACCAGATTGGCAATAGCGCGCTGGCGCTCCAGTGGCAACGCCTTTTCATACGAGCGACGGCCAAGCGCGTTAGCCTGGTCCTGAGTAAGCCGCCCGGCGCGGATGAAACCCGCCAGACCTGCAACGCTGTAATTCATGCTCTCCACCAGCCGGGTGAAGCCAACAGATTCATGCCCGGTCTGGGCGATAAACATCGCCTGGTCAGTCGGTGCAGTGATACCGAATTCTTTCATGGCAGCATCAATGTGCGGAAACCAGCGCGCAGCTAATCCGGCGCTTATACCAGCCGCCTGCTGAAATTGTGATTGGTTCATTCCGGCCTCAATACATGGAAGATTCGCGCGACGTTGCCCCGGGCGCGAAACACGGCAGCGCAGATGAATAAGTTGATGGCGACAGTTGCCCAGTGGGTATGCAGGTAGGAGTCAAACAGATACCGGAACGGCACCGATGCATACGCCAGGATAATCAGGTAGGCCAGCCATGAAGCCCACGGGTTATGTCGCCCGCCAGGCTTACGGAACATCATCAGGCGCAGAACAATGGCGGCGCAGGCCACCACGTTCGTCAGCACCAGCGGATCGTTAGTTACCATTGGTTCCCCCTCTCCAGCGTGCCAGCAGCTTTAGCGGGTCCTGTTCACTGAAAAAAGTCAGTGTTTTGATTGCCACGGCAGACAGAATCACAGCGCCGAGCGCATCCAGTGGCTTGTCTGCGTAGCCCGTCATTTTTGCCAGCCACGAACCCACCAGCCCGGATCCATACACGCCAGCGAAATACGACACAACGAAATACGCGGAACGGCGAAAAATCGTCAGGTCGGCAGCGGTGGCCACATAGAAAACAGCACCAGCAAACGCGCCGAACACCACGCCGTAATCAGTGCCGGTAAGCAGTCCATAAATGCTGGCGCCGGTCAGCGCGCTACCGGCGGCTGCGGTACCGGAAAAAGGTTCGGACATTACGCCCCCTCGTTAGTGGTGAGTCCTCTCAGGAATGAGGGGAAATAAAAAAGGCCCACCGAAGTGGGCCCTGAATTTTTACAGCTAATAAAAGTAAGGTGACCTGATGGCCCTGTCCGAAGATATATCCGATAATGTTAAACAAATGAAGACAATGAGATTCTGGTCCAATCGTTTCTTATAATAAGAGGCATATAGGCTACCTATGGAAATCATGTTAGTTATCGGCCTGCTTCTGGTTTTTGCAGCATTATTCGTACTGGCGACTATAAATGCATTTTTTCCCAGACAAAAAAACTACCGAACTGCTGCAGCTCCGGTGATGAAGTTACTGACATCAGAAATGAATCTGGTCTCTGCAGGAGAATATCCATTCAGTTTAATTACAGAGGCTGAAATCTATGAGCTTTACCCCTATCTGAACGAAAAACAGCAAATACTCTTAACAGAAGCTTATGATCTCTATACCGAGGCTCTGACATCTACTGCAAAAATACGACACCGAGGTGAAGAGCATCCGTCCTTAATGATTGACTTCCCCAAAGGGTTCATAATAACCAATCCGCAGGAGGTCCTGAAAAAGATGGAGCCTTTGCGCCAGGCTTTCGCAGGAGAATGGGAGTTGATCGTTTAATTATGTAGCACTGGCGTGGCGCTGATAACCAGGCGTACATGGTTCTCTCCAGGTAAATTGGAGCATAAAAAAAGACCTGCTCGGACGAACAGGTCATATCAGGTAGAACATCTCTTGACGGCGCCGGGTGCCTCCCGGTGAAACGCTGACTGGATACATCGTTTCGCATGCTTAATCAATTACAGGTTATCCAGTAATGCCCCTCCGCTCAGGGGGATTCGCCATCATTTTTTCATTTTTATGACTGTCAAAGAATGCACTTTAATCGTAGTACCCGCTTCGATGATTTCAACTGTATACGTTCAAATATAAATATTTTCTAATGCTGATCACAAAGAGGTAAACCATTACGCAGCTGCGGGAGGTTTTTGATCCCCTCGTCTTACATACAAGAGCGAGTGCAACATAAATGAAGCCGGTTGCCGTTCCGGCGCAACCAGTCGTAACTGCTGCGGTTTCAGATTGTGGTCCTGTCTATGGTGAGCTTTGCGGCTGACTGGAACATGTAGGCTCCGCATCGCTCCCCGCTCTTTGTCTTATTGGCGGCGGGTATCCAGAAAACAAAAAAACCGCCATTTCTGGCTGGTTTCGATGGTTAAGCTGTGTGTCGAAGTGACCACCCTTATCACGTTAAATGATTTTTTGCGGACCGCACAAGCCTTATTTGATATTTACTTTCCCTTTAATAGCCATAACGCATATGTCAGCGTAGATGACAACCATAGAATAAGCTGCGCACTACGCTTTTCATTATTGAAATCAAGAACATTGCCGTGGAGAATGCTGTTGCGAGTCTTAGTGATCGTCGATTTTTCGTCCCCAGCAATCAATTCATACGCTGATAACTTTTCTAGATATTCTATTTTTGAGTTGGGGTGTTTTTTCGCCTCAATTATTTTACCTGCAAGACCTGTAATACGAAATTCTTTTGATTTATTGTTAATCCCTTTTATTTCCCCGTCTTTTTCCATCAGAAAACCAATTTTAACGAAAGCATCCGTTAAGACCCCCTCTATCAACCCGTATAGCAAGCAAATACTACCAGAGTAAATCTTTTCATTATGCATTTTGAATGCATCCCTCATCAAACCAACTCTCTCTTTTCGAAGGGATGTGCTTTCATAAATTTTTATAAGCCCTTCCTGAAATGTTATATTAGCAATAACATCCATTAGTGACGCAGCTTCTGGGTCTTTATCTAAATCCACAGATTCAATAATATCCGAAATTGAAATTACATCATTTCCAATATCAAAATCTGGATCATTCAAACCAATAAGCATATTGTCAATATGCGGTTGAATTTTATCAAAATGCTGTAAGAAAAGATAAAAAGCCTCGATCTCCTCCCTGTGAGATGTTAGCCAACCACTGAGAGACCTGAAAGCTTCACCTACATCTTTAAAAAAGCGCAAGACATCTACAAACTGAACTTCTTCCTTTTTATTTTCCACAATAATACCTCATAAAGGCGGGATAAACCCGCCAGCTGATTTACAATGTGCTTACCTAAACATCCATATCTAATTTTATATCAAGCATTGATAGACAACCATCTACAAATCCTTCAGCCATCTGTATCTCAATGCGTATCAGCTTCTCATCTTTTTTACGCGCTTTAGCAATCTTCCGCTTTGATATACCATAAAGATAGTGTGCAACCAGCAGTGAATGTTCGTACGGTTTCCTTTTTTTCAGTCGGGCCAAACAACCCTCTATAATCAAAGCGTCATCGTCTGTACAAGAAAGACGGGACTTTCCCGTTTGCGGCAGCAGCCCCTTAAACCCAGCTGCTATTGGTGAGTAATCTACACCTGAGTTTTCACTTGCAGCCCATCCGCCCCACAACTCCATGACCTTCTGAATATCGCGCATCAACTTTCTCCACTAAATTACGCCAGTGCGCCGATAGCCAGCGCACGGTCTAATGTTTTCAGCAGCAGCTCCGGCTGCGTGCCGTATTTGGCTTCAAATGCCCCTACATCTGCATGAAGTTCATCGTGGTGCGTTCTGCACAAAGGCAACACGAATAGGTCATGGGCTTTGGTCCCCATCCCGCCCTGACCGTATCCGATCAGGTGGTGGGGATCGTCTGCTGTTTTGCCGCAGCATGCACACGGCTGCGACTTCACCCAGCGGGTGTATTTCTCGTTCTGCCAGCGGCGGCGCTTCGGTCGCAACATGAACGACTCCGGCGTCTCCGGGTCAACCTTCAGTGCCAGCACCTGTTTTACAGCTTCCTCAACGATGCTGGTGGCTGGTACTGATGGCATAATGTCCGCTTCGCGCGTGACTGACTCGATTATCTGTGGTGGCATGCGCATCGCCTGGCGCGCGACTGACTCCGGGATCACGTGTGCCAGCTTGTTGAATGTCAGCCACCAGCACAGCTCCGGAAGGGTCACCGCGTGGGAATCGTCGAACCCCAGCCCGCGCCGGACCACCGACAATACCCAGGCTACCAGGTTTGCCCGCGCAATGCCCGCCAGTTCGTCAGTAAAATGGTCCCGCACTTTATTGTCGCAGGACCAGCACAGCCGCAGAGCGCCGGGCTCATGCCGCATAGTCACCAGCTCGTGGTGGTGATAGCTGGCGTGGGGGTACTGGCATCCGTCATCACGCAGCAGCCAGGCTTCCAGGCTCGCCAGTCCACCAGCACGCAGTATTACTTCAGGGTGTTCGAATACAGGCACCATTACCGGATCTTCAGCCAGTGGCTGGCGCGCCGCCGGTATCTCACCTGTCGGCAGGTCGGCCAGTCGATCCGGTTCGTTCTCCAGCAAGATGCGACCGCGGCAGAAATGCGGCAGCAATTCAGGACCGGGCCGGAACGCTACCAGCCCGAATTCTTTGATGATCACAGGGTTTAACAGTGCTCTCACGCTGCATTACCTTTGGCAATATGCTCCGCCCACAATCCGCCGATCCACTTCACCCCCTTCGCAGTAAAGCGCGCCTGGCTGAATGCATGGTTGGAAGTGGTCGACGTCCCGGTTTTCACTTCAAATCGACCGGCGGCGATATGCTGGTGACGCGGGGTAAGCGCCCCGCCCAGGCGATACATGATGTCGTTATCAATCAGGAACAGACGGAACTCTGGCTCTTTGGCTTTAAGCAGCTTCGCCACCTGTCGGAACGAAAGCGACCCGCTGGCGGTACAGTACCGGTCTACAAACTCCACCTTCGGCGCAGCGGCGGCCAGCTCCAGTTTCAACTTTTCTTTTTGCTCAGCGAGATCGGCAGCAAGGCGCAACGCTTCCGGCAACGACTGGGGCACGCTCATCTGTTGTCCATTTTCCAGCTCGAGCCAGCGGTCAATAATGCGTTTACGCAACACCACGTTGTAACCAGAGACCAGAGTCAGGCATAAATCTTTTGGCAAGTGATACAGCGGATAGCTGCGCCCGCGCTCGTCCCGGTAATCTCCCGAAAATTCGGGAGATTGAATATTGAGCTGCTGAAGCATGTTGCGGATATCAGCCATCACATGGTCATGCCGCTTATCGCACAGCCCGGCAATCTCAAGGCTACTCATCGCCGGAAAGCCTGGATCGTTTTTAACGTTAGTTAACTGATTCATACTGTTCTCCACTGTTACTGATTAAATACGGGACTGCACTCCCGTTTCGTCTGCATAATTTGATACTACCGCGGATTTGCATAACGTTGTCGTAACCCTGTATATGCATACATTACTTTAACTGACTGATCGTTATTTCTACTTTTCCCTTCGGTACCACTGGCCCCCACTCCACCAGCATTTTTTTAACCTGACTGTCGTCCTCCCAGACGCCCGCATGCGTCAGCGCGTCAAACAGCGCTTTGTTGTAGTTATCCAGATCGCGGCGCCGCTGATCCGGAGGGAAAAGAACTATTTCGACCACTGCTGGCGCGGTGGACGGCTTAGGCAGGCGGCGCAGCTGCTCGACAATCGCCGCGCAGGCTTCGCTCTGGAATGCCCTGCCCTTAGCGCTAATGAGCGTGCGGCCTTTTAACGGGCCTCTGTTTGGGGATCGCCAGTAGGTGTTCACGCTCGGCGGAAATGGCAGGGTCAGCTTCATAGCTCAACCCCACGCATTTCGAGAAAGGCGATCGCATTCTCCCTTGCATGTTTATCGCCATTAAGCAGCGAACGAACCAGAGTAACCGCCTCATCCTTCACACTCTGACCGTTAACCGAGATACCCCGGGATACCCCCGGATGAATGGTGATGGCACCCTTACGCTGCAGCGCGCGAAGGTGATCGTTAGCCGCATTCGGCGAACGGCAGCCCATCAGACCAGCCAGCTCATAAATGGTTGGCGGGAATCCGTGATCGGCGATGTAATCAACAATCAGGTCTAAAACTTCCTGTTGCCGCGCTGTCAGTTTCAGCATGCTGATGCCTCCGATTTTCGCGCTTCCATCAGTAACCGGAAGCGGACTCGCAGGGATCGGATATTGTGCCAGTGATGGCTGGGAATTGATTCCAGGGTCGCCGTGACATCCGCAACCGTTAGGCCATATTCCCCAATAACCTCCGGTGCAAGGATTAGCAGCCGGTCCTGCATGTCATTACGGATGCCGTCATGTTCAAAGCTCTGCTGATCCAGCCAGGTTATAACCTGCTGCTGATCGGCATTCTCTTTAATCAGAGCCATTGCTTTGTCGATCGTTTCCGTCGGAACGACGATAAATTCAGGATTTGCTACTGAATCAGCCGCCCAGGTATGCGCGAAGCGGGATTCGGAGAACGTGTATTCTTCTTTGTCGCCGAACGCGGCACATGCACACGCCCAGAAGTTAAATCCGCTTTTCTCAATAATGTCTTTTTTGGTCAGTGGGATTTCCGGTTCAGTTGAAGATGGCGGGTTATCTTCGACAGGCCCGACAGCTTCCGGAATAATTTCAGGAATAATTTGCGATTCTTTTTGTGGTGCTAACAGCCCGGCGAGCCGCTCAGCTTCACGGCGGATCTGCGACAGGAATGCATCACCGCGAGCTTCCAGATCCTTGCGGCTGACATAACTCATAGCCGGTCCGCGCCAGTTCTTATCGAAAACAGCAACAGCACCAGCAAAGAACGCACCGGACGGCACCTGCTTTTCATCCTTCGGTACAAACCACGTCGGCAGATCGAAACCGATACGCCCGCGTATAAACGCGATGTGATCGGCGTCCTCCGGCCACCACACCTCACTGGTCGCAGCCTTGATCAGGAAAACATAACGTCCGCCCTTCTCGCGCATCGCGCTGGCGTGCTGCATGATGTAACGCATACCAGTGATGTACTGATCTTCATGCTGGCTGGCGCGGCTGTAGGGAGGATTACCGAACGCGGCGCCATTAAGCTCTGCAAGGCGCGCGGACCAGTCCTGCGTCAGTGCGTTATCCTCGGCGGTGTAATACGCTTCGCATTTGCTGTTCTCACCATCGCTGAACAGGTCCAACACCAGTGGGCCAAACATCGCATTGATACCCCAGAAAATGTTTTCAGGCGTACGCCACTGATCGCCAACTTCCTTCAGTTCGTGAACCGGCTGGCTTCGCAATTCGGCAAGCTCACGGCAGTATTTATTTGGCATTATTCTTCCCCTACATAACGGCCAGCGAGATAGCACCGCCCTTCTGGTGTCATAAAATTTCCTGCATGCCTGAGGCACAAGGCCCGGCGCGAAACATAACGATTCCGATCTGTACTATTAATCGCCATATCAAACGCTTTAAGCCAGACCGATGCGGCGCGGAAATAAAGTCCCTGTGCTTCCAGCTGCTGCGCCCGGTTTTCCAGCCCGGTCAGTGTCCGGAGGTCTTCATCTGAAAGCGTTTCTGCCGGAGTTTGGTTAGACGGGTAGTAAGTCAGCGTCGATTCCTGAAAATCCCGGCGTAACTTCCCCTCTTCATAAAAACGGCCAAGGCAGCGATTGATAGTGCTGGTGTTGGTTCCCGGCATGGCTTTGGCAATATCGCGATAATTGCAGCCCGGGTTCTCAATGACATACTGCAAAACTTTCGATGCGATGCTCATCCGCGGAACCCCTCCGGAATGGTGTACGCCACGTCCTGGTGACTCGAACGGAACACCGCTGAATCAGGAAGCTTGCTGCGCTGGCCCCATGTATCGCGTGCCGGGCGTCCGGCGGAATCCCACTTGCTCGCCGACTGCAGATAGCCCGGGAACTTACCCGGCAGGAAGAGTGTTGACGGACGGAGGTACTCTGCCATTTTCAGGTCAGAGCCCCACTTCTCGACGCTGTAATCCACGACAAGCACCAGTTCTTCAGGTGTAAACCCGTCCGCCAGGCGGGCACGGATGTTTTCCAGAGATGATTTGCAGACCTGGTACCGGGATCCGGTGGTCTTGTTCAGGTGAGATAAAACCTGTTTCGCCTGGTCAGTGATTACCACCGCAGGGTCGGGTTGCTCAGCAACCTGACAGGAAGGTTTTTTATCTGATGGATCATGTTTTGAATTTACTGACGGATCCCCGCCAGATTCTGACGGGTCAAAACCACCGTTTTTGCTGGATTCTGATGCCTCAAATTTTGACGGGTCAGATTTTGATGCGTCAGTTTTTGACGTGTCAGAATCTGACAGGTGAGACAATGCGGCCGCCTGAAGCTTTGCCACATTAAGCTGGTAAATATTTGAGGCGTTGCGGTTGCCCTGGCGGCGCTGGGTGCGTGACAGCCAGCCGTCTTTCTCCAGTTTGGCGATCGCCGTACGGACAGTGCTTGGCCCGGCACCGAGCTGGCGCGCAATGGTCTCTATCGAAGGCCAGCACACGCCCTCGTCGCTGCTGAAATCAGCCAGGCGCGCCATGATAGCCACGCTGGATAATTTCATCCCCGACGCCGCGCAGCCGTCCCACACATAGCTGCTTAATTTAGTGCTCATGATCGCCCTCTATTTCCCTGAACTTGCGCTGGAATTGCTCGAGCGGACTGAAACACTCCCCGTGATCGTAACCTTCCCGCAGATAGATAACGCGGCGGGTTTCTGGCTCCCAGCGGATAACTTTGACGGGCACGCCGTAGTGATCGCGGAACCACCTGTTAAGTTCGTGCATACTTGCGCAGCCGCCTCCTCTCGCCAGTCCCCCACAGCCCACTCTGCAAACTCGTGGGTTACAATTTCACGATCCCCTGGTACATTAACTGCATAGCAAAACGGAACCGGCTCGCGGCCACCAGGCATAGGCAACGCAATGAGTTGCGAGCGGCGGTACTGTGTTGTTAAACTGTTCATGCGTTAGTTCTCCACTGATTACGACACGCCACGGCGCCCGGAGCTGCACACTCGCGGGCGTCACTCTTTTCTGGCGTACAGAAAACGCGATACAGCAGCGTTAAATGCTCCTGCCACTTCGTCATGACCTGATAGCTGTTCTCTTCGATCTGTTCCCGTTCTGCCTGGTCAATCACCCCGTCCTCTGTCGCTTTGCGGACGAACTGCGAGTGACGACCAATCCACTCGATGGATTCCATCAGGCGATCGTTAATGTCGGCGTTATCAACCTGCTCTATTTCCACCAGCGGCACGTTCACGCTGTTCGACTGGCGTGAAACTGCGTCGGCTATATGCTTGGTACCGCTGGCCTGCTGAAGAACCATCGCCCAGCCCATCGGGAAGATCTGATCGCCGTCTGTGCGCAGTCGGTTGAACAATGCGTTCTCGGTTACGCCCAGCCATTCAGCCGCTTCGGCATAGCCACCGGGCAGGCTTGAGATCGTCTTTTTGATTGCAGCCACCAGCCAGGCGGGCTGCTTTTCTACTTGCCAGTGTTTGTTATCCACGGTTAAACCCTTCTTACTGTGGTTACTGTTACGCCGCCGTCTCGTTAGGCTTTGAGTAAAGTGCGGGCTCAACTTTTAACGCGCCTTTCGTTATGGTCTGGATTTCAAAAGCTCGGCCTTTAGGAATGACGTTTCCCCAGCCAGAAACAGATGCGTGAGAAATACCTAAAATCCTTGCCAAATTGCTTACGCCACCAAAGTAGGAAAGCACTTCATCTTTGTTCATACAGCCCTCTCATGTAGTTATTGGGAACACTGCGATAGTAGGATATCTTACATATGGAGGTCAAGGACTCCTACCTCAAAAGATGGTAGGATTGCCTACATGAAAATGAATGATCGCATCCGTACGCGCCGAAAAGAGCTGAAGTTAACTCAGGCTGTTTTAGGGAAACTTGTCGGCGTTAATCGAGTAACAGTAACTGGATGGGAATCTGGTGATTATGCACCTGGCGGCTCAAACCTTCAGGCGCTTGCCGCTGCTTTAAAATGCAACCCGCAATGGCTCATTGATGGTGCTGGAGATCCAGAAAGTGACGCACCAGTCATGCGACCAACAGATAAATTTGGAGTTAAGCAGATCCCTGTCTTGTCGTGGGTGCAAGCTGGTGAGTGGACTGAGTCCGGAATGTCTGTAACTCAAGATGATATCCACGAATGGATATTCACTACAGCCAGCATCTCTGATGAAGGCTTTGCATTACGCGTTCGTGGTGACTCAATGACTAATCCGAATGGAGCCCCCAGTATTCCAGAGGGGTCTCTTGTCATCGTTGATCCAGACTACGGCAGCCCTTACGAAGTAAACGGACGGATTGTTGTGGCAAGGATTGACGGATCAACGGAAGCAACGTTAAAAAAGTTTGTTATTGATGGCCCTCTTAAGTATCTCGTTCCACTCAATCCCAACTATCGAGTGCTTGAGGTCAACGGCAACTGCAGATTAGTGGGCGTCGTAAAACAGGTTGTCACAGATCTCTAACCCTTTCGTACTAAGCCGCGTTCTGCGGCTTTTTTTCGCCCCTAAATGTAAGTTTTCCTACTTTTGATATTGACACCGAAAGGTAAGATATCCTACATTAAATCCATCAACAGCGAACAGGCAGGACGCCCACGAAGTAGCCGCCGGTGGCGTATGAATGACCGGATGATTCGCGGAACGTTGGGAATTTACATATGGGTTCAAAAAGACAAAGCGCCATTAACTTCAGGCGCTTTGGGGAGAGTGAGTTAACAAAGCCATTATCTGTCAGTGCCTGCTCTTAAACGGACTACCGACATTGGGCTTTCTCAAACTCTCAATATGCTTTTGTAGCTCAGAAATCAGGCTCTCGGCCATTTCCGGAGTAAGAGCGAAGAATTGCGTTTCCCTCGGTGATTCAATTGGTTGCAAAAGTGAAGGTATGAACTCGAATTTCATAGCAAGCGCATCGTAGCCAGGCAACGGCTTAGCTTGCCAACCAGTAACAGGAAAGACCGGAATATCGTCCGTTTTTGACATGTTAAGTCCTTATGTTAACAGCGAGTTAACAGATTAATTAAATCCTTGTGTTTGGGAAATACCAAAAGTCCTAGTTCTGTTCCGGTTGGCAAAGGTACTTCACAGTCGAAACGGTAAAAACAGCAAGCGTGGTAGTAGGCAGTAGTTGGCGGCGTCTGAGCCTTTTTTATTTTCCGCGAGGGCGCCGCTCTTTTTTACGCAACACACAAGAGCATCACCGGATGACGGGCTCATTCCCCAATCCATCCGGGCGGTTGCAGCCGCAGGTGCTCTTTTGTGTTGTGTGGAGAAACTAACCGGCGGTGGCAGCCGCCTTTCTGAGGGTAAAACCGATGAGTAATGAACGTTTAACCAAAGTCCCTGATTTTCTGGGCGAGCTGGACGGCGGAGTATTTGAGAACAAGATCGCCGCCGCGCTAAGCGAGGTCGCTTTCGGCGTCCTGAACAACGGACAGAAGGGAAAAGTAACCCTGACGTTTGAAATTGACCGCATGAGCAACTCGGTCGAAGAGAAGCGAGTAAACATCAAGCACAAGCTTTCCTATGTGCGCCCTACCCCGCGTGGCAAATCCTCGGAAGAGGACACCACCGAAACCCCCATGTACGTGAACCGTGGCGGCAAGCTGACCATCCTTCAGGAAGATCAGGGCCAGTTGTTCACCCTCGCTGGTGACGCCGACGCGAAACTGCGCGCCCAGCAGTAATCAATTCATCAATTTTTCTTAAGGAAAAACCATGTCCCATTCTTTAGATGCATCGGCTATCGAAAAAATTCGCGAGATGACACTGTTCCAGTTGCTTGAACAAAAACTGGCTGGCGCTGACTGCCCGGCTGCGGCGGTACCTGCGGGTGTGAACGTTCAAACCCTTGAGCACCTTTCCCTGGAGCGTTTCCGTTTTCGCGGCAAAATGCAGACCAGCAGCATCGAAGATTTCGTTACCTATTCCACTGGTTACGCTGCTGAAGGTACCCGCTGCTTTATCAATGCTGACGATATGCTTGCGATCGCCATCTTCAACCTGGGCACTCTGTCCAATCCAGGGCACGCCGATAACACCGCGCGCCTGATCCTGAAGAAAACAGCGCCGTTCTCCGCTCTGCTCGACATTAACGGTGATCGTCACAGTCAGAAAGAACTGGCTGAATGGCTCGAAGACTGGTCCGAATACCTGACCGGCTTTGATTCTGACGGACAGGTGATCGACGCCAAAAAATCGGCGGCTGCTGTTCGCAAAATCACTATCGAATCCATTCAGAAAGCTGATTTTGAAGATAACGATTTCAGCGGTAAGCGTTCGCTGATGGAAAGCGTTGAAGCGAAAACACAGGACATCATGCCGGTGGCTTTCGAATTTAAGTGTGTGCCGTTTGAAGGCCTGGCCGAACGTCGCTTTAAGCTGCGCCTGAGCATCCTCGGCGGCGACCGTCCGATTCTGGTGCTTCGCATCGTGCAGCTGGAAGCCCAACAGGAAGAAATGGCCGCCGAATTCCGTGATCTGCTGGTCGGGAAGTTCAAAGACAGCCAGGTTGAAACCTTTATCGGTACGTTCAGCGCTTAATTACGTTGCCTTAAATGCCCCGGAAAGGGGCATTTAGTGAAGCGAAGTTAAATAAATCATCGCCTCCGGCGAGGGATTCGCTCAACCAAAATTCAGGCGCGGTGCAGCGCGTAATAACGGAGAACAAGCGTGAATAAGAAATTACATAAGCTAGATTTAACAGATAAAGCATCGGCCCGATTAACAACGAAACAGCTTATTGGAGCTGCACATCATGCAGCACGTTACCTTCCGAAAGCCTCTGGGGAGCTCGTCACTGAGTTGGCATCACGTTTGGATGTAACTCAGGTGGCATTAGGCGAGTCGTTGAACATTCGTAACACTCTCGTGGCTGAGAAGGCGGCACTGGTCAATGTGCTCGATGGTGCGAAGAAAGGTGAGCCTTCTCTTGAAACAATGGAACGCGCATTTCGTGAATATTGTGACATTCCGAACGTGCGCGAAGGGTTACTGCAAATGTGGCGAATTATGCGTGATGACGTCTTTAGCAGTGCGCAGGCATGCAAGGAGAGGAAGCGACCAAAAAAGTAGATTACTGTGGTCTTTGTTTTGACTGGGCCCGCAATGGTTGCGGGACCTGTATTTTTAAAGAGTGACCGGGTGCAGCCGGTAAAGTGGAGAGGTAACAATGGGACAGCTTGTTGCTATCAATGAATGGGCATCTGGCCCTAACGGTTTTAAAGAGCCGATCAGTCGCGCGGCACTGCATAAGATCGCTAAGACCAGGCAAACCTACCCACCAGCAATAAAGCAGGGCCGCCGGTGGGTTGTGGACGAAGATGCTCGGTTTATAGGTTTGGTAGGCAGGGTTGAGATAACTTCAGGTATTTCAGATCAGGCCCGCCAGTTAGTGGAGAAAGCTCTCAATGGCTGCCCGTCCCAGAAAACACAATATTGATATACCTAACCTGTACTGCAAGTTAGATAAAAGAACCTCAAAAATCTACTGGCAGTACAGACATCCAGTCACTGGCGTTTTCGTCGGGTTCGGGCTGGATGCTGACGCCGCGAAGGCTGCAGCAATGGAAATGAACAGGATTATAGCTGAACAAGAAACGCAGCAGTCCTACGCGCTTATTGATATGGCAATAAAAGCAAACACAAAGAAAGAACCGGGAATTAGAGTTAATAGCTGGATCAAACGATATAACGAAATCCAACAGGAACGAGTCGACAATAAAGAACTATCTAGCAGCACCCTAAAAAGTCGAAAATCATGCGCATTAATCTTTGAAAAGAGAGCATCACATTTACGTCTGGTCGACGTTGACACAAAAATCATAGCAACAATCATTGATGAATATAAATCGAGCGGAAAAGCTCGCATGGGACAATTAATGAGAGCGGTTTTAATAGACATATTTAAGGAAGCTCAGCATGCGGGGGAGGTGCCGCCAGGTTATAACC